GAAAATGTCTTTTAATTTCCAACTTAATTGATTGTGCATTGCCCAAGATTTTAATTGTTTCAATAACCCAGTCCAACTATCATCATACCCTATATCAGGAGTTGACCCGGCTGGGCTTTCGGTTACATCATCACTATAATAAACAGTTAATGCATGATTGTCATCAATTGTAGCAAAAACGGTTCCGTAATCTTCGCCTTCCTTACTAAAGATAAACTTGAATACATCAGCTTCATCTTCTACTGGAGTAACGTTTCCTTTAGCATCCAATGGTTTTGGCTTGTATTTTGATAGTCTTTTGTAAAGTTGTTTGTTAAGGGTTTCTGAGTTAATTGGCATGATAATATATTTATCTTAAGTATTAACTTATTACGGCAAAAAATGGCAAAGGAGCTATCATTTCGTCATGGTCACGTATCTGATTTTCTAAATCAAAGTGATAGTCGCCCAACTGCTGTAACATCCGTGTTACTAACAAACTAGCCATAATCAAGTCATCTGTATCGCCAATTTTAGCCGCATAACTGCCACCATGTGCTACAAATGCTTTTAATTCACTTATAAGACTGCGACTATTTACGGTCATTTTCTTACTTTCAACCAATGTTTTAAACTTAGCACAACTTGCTAATTTACTCTTATTAGTTGTATTGAATCCTCTACGACCTTTACCTACCTCACTGATAAAGATACCCGGGATATTACTTTCCCCGTATTCGTTTAATGATACAATAGCGGCTTCTCCAATTCCATTACATTCAATACTGTAATAAATGTTGTTGGGTTCATTCGTATATTCTGCTATATATTTGTTTATCTGTGCTAGTAGTTTAATCTGACTGGGAATGTCTGTTTTGTTATGCTTCCACTCACCAATTTGCGTAGTAGTGTTTGCTTCAAAGATTTGTATAGCGGCTGGATCACCACCTGTACCAAGACTTGGATCTAATCCTACGCAATAGATATTACCCTTTTTGGGTTGTTGATACCAACGAACTTGCCCTATACGACTTACCGGCTCAATACCTTCCATTGCAATCAATGTATTTGGATTAATCAATGTCTCATCAGCGATAATGAACTCGCAACCAATTTCCCGGTTGAAACGATCCTCACCAAGCTGTGACTTCATTTCAGCCGCCCACTTATCATCTCTACCGGGCTGTTCACTCCAATGTGCTCTGTACGCTCTGAATCCGTTAACCCCTACTTCAGTAGTGTTACCAAAATCATCTTCAGTCTTGTTGGCACCTTTCCAGATGAAGGCAAACTGATCCTCATCACTGTTTGGTGTGCTTGTGATAATAGCTTTACCACCAGTGGATAGTGTTGGTGTGATAGCTGTCCAGAACTCTTTAGCAATGCTTGGTCGAACGAATGCAAACTCATCCAAGTATAATAGTGTAATAGACATACCACGACCTGTATTTTCAGTAGTTGTTGCTGAAACAATACGTGAGCCGTTCTCAAAGTCTAATGAGCCTTTATTGTATGTTGTTACACCTGCTTTAATGTAGTCAGGACAGTTTTCATATGCATATCGAATACGTTGCATAATTTCCTGTGCACCTGTATACTTGTGTGCCGCAACTAAGATAGTACTATCAGGTACAAACATTGCGTACCAAAGTAAATATCCTGCGGCTGAAGTTGACTTGCCTGACTGTCGAGGCATTAAGCTGATACTGTAACGATAGTTGTGATATGTTTCAATCAATCGTTTCTGATAAGCCCAAGGATGATATACCATACTACCTTTAGTAGGGTGTTGTATCATAAAAAAGTTATCCATAAAGTATAGATAACCTGTATCTGGATCACAGCATTTAATAAAATCCTGTAGTTCCTTATCAGTTTTAAAAACTGTTTTAGTATAGGGATTCTTTACTAGTGAAGGTGCATTACTCATAGTGAGTATTTAGTTTGGGTTTATTGTTGTTTATTATTCCAATATTCAATAATTTCAGGTTTTAAAACGTGTGTCATCCATTTAAACCAAATTGAATGCAATTCGTCAGCTTCTAGTGGCAAGTCTACTTGAAAGTGTTGTTTCAATAACTCACGCAAATACTGACTTCCCTCGGGAGTAAAGAACTTAACAGTGTCTAAATATAATCCATTATTTTCGTTTACTTCTAATGACATATTTTTTGGTTTACCAATCGGATGACCCCTACAGATATCAAGTGGAAAAGTGTAATCTTGAACCGGAGATTGATAACCATATGCTTCTATTCGTTGCCACGGCAGTGAGTTTGTGGGTGGATACGTCATAACAATGGCCTTGTATTCTGATCCTAGTTCTTCCAAAATACCATTGTCACTTGCGGCCCAAAAGTTGAACAAGTGACCTTGAATAATTAAAGTATTATCTGGGTTTAATGCATATTCTTTGTCAACAAATTCATATAAGTTGTCAACATGATCTGGTTGTTTTGAAAGATGAGCATTGACATATAAATGCGGTTTTCCAAAATAATTATATTGTTTATAATGATTTAATAACCATTCTTTGTAATTAGGTCTTTTAATATTACTAACTCTTTGCTCAAACCCATCGCACAAACTAATCATATTACAAATATGATTACCTCCACATGCGCCTGGATAAATTACATAGAGGTACTTGGACTTCATTTAATATCTAATGGTCTTTGCTTAGTGACTAACACACAGTAGAATTTCTCTTTAGCAGTAAAATCTTCTCCTGTTTCCGGAGATTTACCACCAATATCGAAATCTAGTATTTCAAATTTATTAATATCAAAGCCGGTGCGTACTAGCAATGCGGCTAATTGATTTTGACCTAAAATGCTATAATGATTTAAGTTCCATTCGTGTTTGCGTTCGCAGTCGGGGGCAGGAACTTCGATGTACATTTTACCACCTTGCTTCAATATACGATTGTATTCCATCAAACTGAATATAGGATATGGACTATGTTCTAGTGCATGGCGCAAGAAAATGAAGTCAACACTTTCATCATAGTAACCATCTTTTTGTGGGATAAAACTCAAATCATATTTTGCAATTTTATGACCTTTACTTTCGCACAATGCAATATCGCCCGGGCTTAATGTAACACCGATAACATCTGTATACTCACGCTCTTTCATGCAATCTAGGAAATATCCCGGGCCACAACCCAAATCCATAATCTTTGCATTCTTGGGTAAATTAAGCGGGTCAATATACTGAGTGACAACTTGTCTAGTTAGTTTGTCGTGCATTTGACTGTCTCCCTCATCATAGATGTGGGCTGTATACAACCATTCGTTGTAAAATTTTAATTTGACTAGGTCGAGTGTGTTGTTGATATCAATCATTTAGAATCCTGTAATTTGATATAATTACTTATTCTCAACGGTGATAGTGAAATTATTTTCTTTTATAACCCTTAAATGGCTTTGCTATGCTTTGAGCATTTGTGTCGGGCAATTCTTGGCTACGCATGTCGCCTTTATTCAAGTCTTTGTTTGTAATACCAGCGGCCTTGTATGCTAGGTTAAGCATATCTTGTTCGATTTCCGTGTAAGGGTGTGCTGTATTATTTTTCCCTACCCAGCTTTCGCTATTCATATCAATAGGATTTACACCATCACTACACGCAACTGCCATCATTACTCTGTTTAAATCATAATTACGGTCATACTGAGTATCAGAAAATATATTTAACCCGCGGGTAGATTGTTGTTGACGTTTGGATATTTTACCCATCTTAGATTCAGACACAAATTCATTAGCTCTCATTTTCGTTTGTATCCCTTAAAGGCCTTTACGGGACTATCAATGCCGGTATCAGGTGTTTCTTCACTATCTTTGCTGGTAACTAATACTTTACCCGTAAGACCCATTTCCCCTAAAGCAAAATCAATATCTTGTTCAATGCCTGGATTCATGTAACCCGATACAAGTTGATTTTCTCCCCATACTGAATCCTTGTCTAGTTTAGGTATATCACCATTACGAGCGGCTCTTGCACCGGCTAGTGCTACAGCAAATCTATATTGTAAATATGCATTTTGATTCTGCAACTGTGGTATTACCCAGGTAGAAGGCATTGGTTTAGTAATTCTATCGGGTAAATTACTTTGTTCAGTTATGAATTCTTTTGCTCTCATGCCGGTTGTTCTGTTGTTATCGGAATTATATTTTCTGTACCTAATACATCACCTGACAATCCTTCAAGTTCAAGTGGCATTCCAGGTATATTGTTATTAAATGTAATTTGTGCGGCAATAAAATGATATACATTAGCATCTACTAAAGGATTTACTAATAAACGAATATTTCCATCAACTAAATCTACATTATATGTAGTGACTGGATCATTGAAAAATAACGTACTATGTCCGTTCCACTTAACGTTAGATACATCATTTGAAATAGCTAAATTTAGTATAATATTCTGACTATCATCAGTATCTGGATTATTTGAATTAATTTGAAAGGTTCCTTGCGTAAACAAGTTAGCAGGAGTTTGAAATATAATTTGGCCAGCAGTGTTTCCAAACGAGTACGCATCATAAGTAAAGGTACCAGTACTATATAATTGCGTAAAGTTGTTATTAATCTTAGTAAACGCAGTACGTAACGGATCACCTTCGCCATCATTGGGAACTGTGCCAATATTGATAATTTCTTGTGTCATTTGTAAATCCTAGCCTATATAGTATTTATCAGAAGCCTAACCAATTCTTCTTTGGGGCCTCAATCACTATCGGGGTTTTACTGCGCTGTATCTCTTGTAAAGTGCGTATTGCTTCCATCTTAACCTGATTATCTGCACTCTTTGTCATATCAATCAATACACTAATACGTGCGGCTTCGCTCATTGTAGCATCTCTGCTAATAGCTTTTTGCGCTTCTAAATATAATTCAAAATCTTTGTTGGTTGCACACCCAACAAGCAATGCACATACGAATATCAGGTACTTCATAATATGCTATTATTTTACGTTTTCAAATATCTTCTTTTGTTCATTATACCAGTCTTGCCATCCGTCTACTTTGGTTGAGCATTCATAATATAGTGAATAGTTATGTACAATAACTTTAAGCATTTCAGTAATAGCCACCTTATCACCCTCAACTTTTCTAAGACTTTCGCATTTCTTCATTAATTCGGGGGTAGCATTAGGGAACTTTTGTTTTACTGGTACTGTAGTAGAGCAACCGGCTAGTAATAGAACAACTAAAAGATATTTCATTTTGTAGCCGCCTTATTCATCTCAGTAGCTTGATTGTGTAAATCTATGAATTCTTTAGGTACTGGGCAATTTTCAATATACTTGATTACTTCTTCTCTCCTAATTCTCTCAGGTCCTTCTACTTCTTTAATTATTTCTTTTGTATTCCATTTATCAACATACTTGATAATATCACGCCCTCTTTCACGGATCACTTTAGTCTTTTCTACAATTTTTTCCTGTATTTCTACATTCTTGTTTGCAGATT